CGTTAATGAATTATCTGCCAGATACAGTGTTGTACCGGACGAATTTTACAAACCCCCTGTATACAGGCAGCAATCAGCAGTTAACAAACAGGGTTCAGAGGGTGTCGTGGAACTAGACGACCAACTGGCTTCACAACCATCTGAACTTTGTCAAGGTGCATTTGTTATTTATAACAATCTTCTAGAAGAAGGATGCTGCCGAGAACTTGCTCGTTCCCACCTTCCCCAATCAACCTATACTGAATTTTATTGGAAGATTAATCTTCATAATCTGCTTCACTATCTGGAACTTCGTATGGAGGCGGGGGCCCAACAGGAAATCAGGGAATATGCAAATGCAATGTATAAATTGGTAAAAGATAAGGTACCAATTGTTATGCAGGCATTTATGGATTTTCGCGTAAATGCTATGTCATTTACTGGCCCCGAGATTGAAGCCATCAATAATAAAACTCTCAAACTAAAATCACCTGGTGAAGATCGTGAATTTCAAGAGAAACTTAAAAAAATAGGGCTACTAGATAGTAACTAAAAATGTACGTTTACATTCTAACTGGTAAACTTTTTGGTAAAGACATTTTTGAGATTGATATTACAGATGACACATCGAAAAGACTAGAGAGTGATGTGGTTGGATTTCCTAATTTCAACACTATTTTATTTGTAAAAAAAATAAAATACTATGATTCAGATAAATTTAAAAAACTTTTAAAATTGCATTTGGAAGATTATGAAATTAATATGAATTATTATAAAATTAAGTTTGAAGAAGCAAAAAATATTATCCTAAAAAATTTAGAAGTTTATGATGTTGAACCAGAACCCATCCAAGTCAAAAAAAGAAAGGGATGTTTATGGATTTAGTTACTGAACGCCACACCAGCCATACCATTCTTGATTCTTAGTACGTTCCAGTTTACAGCATATAGGTATGCATCATCATTTTCACCTGACCCTGAAAATTTCATCTCGGCATTGTCAAGACGTGAGAAGTTGCATGATCCTGTTGGTACGTGCTTATTGGCTTTTTGGGCAAATGAATACATCTTAAGCCTCTTACCTCCTTTTTGGGATACAGAAGAGTTAGAAGAATCTTTCAATAATTCTGAAGCATGTTCAGAATGATAATAACCCTGCACAGATGTAAAATATTTATCTGGCATTGGACTATCAAATAGTTGTGTACCGTTGAGGTACAACATTGTTTCACTCACTGAATAATTATTATTATTAACGTCACTCCAGTGAAGAGATTTCACGGGATGATTAAGTAACGACAAGTCAAACATATAATTTTTTCCATTGCGTGTAGTTACTGGAATGCGCTGAACCTGTTCAATGAGAATTTCATGTTCTTTTGACACGAAATAGTCTCTCTCAATAGTATCTAACATAATATAGTTCGCGTAGAAATCAACATCACTGCTTGGTAATGAACCACTTGAAAATTTAATTTTAATTTCAACTTCATGATATTGTAGAGCTAATAAAGGAAGTGGTTGCCCATCACAAAATGAAAAATGAAGAGGTAAAAAACTACTAGATAATATACCTCGCATAGGATCATTATCATTAGTCGTTGATCCATTTTGAATGGCCATAGTCTTGGCACCAGAATCAACTAAAAATTTATTCCAATGCAAGCATGCAAAAGTCGCATCCTGGCGATCTACCATTTGCCCACCAATCCATAATTCAAAAATAGCAGGGTTTGGTGTAGCAGCATTAAATCCATTACTTTCAAGTGTAACCCCGTTTTTAAGATCTATCCAAACATAATCCAAAAGATCTCCTTTATTTGGAATTTTAAGACTAATCTCCTGATTTGGGCCAACTGTACCCATTGGGTTCAATTTGACTGGCTTAGAGGTGAAATTGGTATGACGTTTATACTGCTGTCTGAAGAAAGAAACCTCTGGGCTGCCTGTAAGATAAACATCTTGCACGCCTTTGGCAACTAAGTCAACAAGTGCACCGGACATTATTTATATAATACTATAATAATATATTTAAAAAAATAACTCGCTTAATACACAAGTAACCAGTGACAATGGTTTTGTTTCAAGCGCTAAACTGGGAATCAAACGATATTGACGATGAACATCTGATTAGTATTTTTGGACGCACCGATGATGGTAAGTCTGTTTGTGTGACAACTGCATTCAAGCCATACTTTTTTATAAAACTCTCCAAAACTACTAATCCTGCTGTGGTGTATGACAAGTTGAGGGATTTCATGGAATCTTACAATGTTTTGAACTGTAAGGATCTATGGGGTTTTCAGAATAATGAAAAGAGTCGTTTTATGAAGGTAAACTTCAAGACCCACGAACAGATGAAAGCGTGTGATAGGAAGTTGCGTTATCCTCTGCAAGGTGATACCTATCCAATGAAGGTCTACGAATCTAATTTAGACCCTATGCTTCGTTTCATGCATCGCACTGATATTCAGTCTACTGGGTGGTTGGATACTGGTGATCACTGCGTGAAGAACAATATTGCAAAAACTAAGATTGATTTATTTTGTAACAAATGGGAAACTTTGAAACCTGTGAAGCGAGATGACTTGGCGCCATTTGTTGTGGCTTCTTTTGATATTGAATCAAATAGTTCGACTGGCAAGTTTCCGGATCCCGATGTTTTCGGTGATTGTGTATTTCAGATTGGTATATCTTTGGTAAGGCAGGGTGAAAATGAAGTATACGATAAGACTTGTCTATGCTACAAAAAGACTGGAGATGTTCAAGACTGTAATATCATATCTTATCCGACTGAACGAGAACTTCTTATGGGATTTAAGAAGTATCTGGATGTGCACGATGTTGACATCATGACTGGGTGGAACATCTTTGGTTTTGACCTGGAGTATATTTTCAAGCGTGCTATCTTGGTTGGGTGTCCTCCTGAATTTTTTGAATTGAGTAAGTTTAGGGACTATACATGTGAACTTGTTTACAAAAAACTTTCTTCAAGTGCACTTGGTGATAACATGCTAAAGATCATTCCGATGCCAGGAAGATTTATTTTTGATCTTTTTCATGAAGTTAAGAAAAACCAGAAACTTGACTCTTATACTTTGAATCATGTTTCAAAAACTTTTTTAGGAGATCAAAAAATTGATATGCCTCCAAAGGAAATGTTCAAGAGGTTTGAAGAAGGGGATGCCGAAAAACTTGCTGAAGTTGCCGAGTACTGTGTGAAAGATACGCTGTTGCCGCATCAACTTCTTGAAAAGTTGTGTATTCTTCTGAATCTTGTTGAGATGGCAAAAGCAACTTGGGTGCCCATGTGTTATCTTTCTGAGCGCGGTCAGCAAATCAAGGTGTTTAGTCTTCTTTCCCGGAAGGCGAGAACAATGGGATTCATGGTTCCAACAATTCGATGGGGAAGTGCTCCACAAGAACATTATGAAGGTGCAACGGTGTTGGAAGCCCAAACTGGTGCCTACTATGAACCAATCACAGCCCTAGATTTTGAAGGTCTATACCCTTCTATCATGATGGCTCATAACTTGTGTTATTCGACGATTGTATTGAATAGTAAGTACGATAAGATCCCTGGTGTAAAGTATGAAAGTTTTGTTATTAATGGTAAAACGCATACATTTGCCCAAGATGTCCCAAGTCTTCTACCAGAAATTCTTGCAGAACTTAAACAGTTTCGGAAGTTGGCCAAGAAAGATATGGCAAATGCAACTGGTCAGATGAAACAGATGTACAACGGAAAGCAGTTGGCGTACAAGATTTCTATGAACTCTGTATACGGTTTCACTGGTGCGTCAAAGGGTATGCTTCCATGTGTGGCTATTGCTGCGACAGTCACGTGTGAAGGCAGGCATATGATAGAACAGACAAAGGAGTTGGTTGAGAGAGAGTTCAAGGGTGCGAAGGTGCGATACGGAGATACAGATAGCGTGATGGTTGAGTTTGATGTTGAAGGTCGAACTGGTATGGATGCTATTGAATATAGTTGGAAATTGGGTGAAGAGGCTTCCAAGCGATGCAATACTTTGTTCAAACATCCTAAAAATTTAGAACTTGAAAAGGTGTACTACCCATATATTTTGTATTCCAAGAAGCGTTATGCTGCTAAGATGTGGACTCAAGGTCGAGATGGAAATATGCATATGGATTGTATTGACGTGAAAGGTCTTCAACTTGTGAGGCGCGATAATATTCCATATGTCAGAGAAGTTTCCAAAGAAGTTTTGGATATCATTTTGGAAAGTAATAATCCAGAGGCTGCTAAAAATTTGGCCCATGAAAGGGCTGTCCAATTGTTGGATGGACAAGTATCGATTGAAAAACTTACACTTTCGCAAAAGTTGGCAGATTCATACAAGTCTAATAATCTTCCACATGTTCAAGTGCGCGATAAGATTCGAAATCGTGCACCTGGGTCTGAACCACAGTCTGGAGATCGTGTACAGTTTGTTATCACGGAAACTGATGATCCGAGGCATAAACAGTTTGAAAAGGCTGAAGATCCGAAGTGGGTCATTGAAAAGGGTATAAACTTGGATTATCAGTATTATTTTACAAATAAATTCATGACACCAATTTGTGATCTTTTAGAACCATTGGTTGAAAATCCCCAAACTGCGCTTTTCGGAGACCTTTTACCTGAAAAGAAGAGCCGAAAGAAGCCAGAAGTCAAGTGCAAGAAAATTGATGACCTCTTTGCTGCATTTAATAATCGTGTTAAAAAATAAATGCTATAAGATAATAAGTATGTAATATGTCTTCTGTGGCACTTTCGCAGATTTCAGATATTATAGAAATTGAAATACAAAAAGCGTTGAATGAAAAGTTAACAAAGTACGCTGAATATGTTTCATCTAGGTATGACATTTCTTTGAGGCTGCTTATGCATGATCTAGAAAATTTAGACAATTTAGTACTACAATCTCCAAGAAATTCGATGGATTTAAATGATGGAAAATGTAAAGGTATAAAAACAAATGGTAAAAGATGTACTTTTGCACCCAAATCACATGGTTATTGTACGAGACACCTAGATCAGAGAAAAATTGAAAGACCGACAGTACCTCTTCCAAGTACAACGACGGTTACGATTATTCATAACCATTCATTTTCAGAATGTTTATTCAAGGTTGGGTGTCCGGCTTGTGAAAAATCTAAACGACCTTCTTCCAAAGAAAATTTACTTATAGATTTATGACCATTTATTTATAACAATGAACAATAAATCCGCTACATTACTTGCATCTATTAAGGATTTTTATACAAAGGATGAACAAAATTCTAAACATCTCATGGATATTCTTGAAAAAAAAAATGGAATTTCTTTAAGGAATATAGAATGGTTTATAACTAATCATTCTAAAAAGACAAATTTTAGTTATAAAACACAAGATGGCAAAAAATTCATAGTTCACTGTGCATACAAGTCAACACTTGATGGTTATAGTAAAAAGTTATTTGATCCATTTTGTCGAGCAGAAAAAATAGAATTCTCTATACCGAACACTGAATCAAAAGTTCAAACAACTGTCGCACAACTTAATTTTATAAAGTGGTGTATAAAAAACGAAATTATTGATTATCTTATTAAAAATAAAGAAGATATTATTTTACGAAAACACACTTGAGACAAAACCATTTTCATATTTCAAAAATTTGTATCCAAGATAATACAAGTGCATTCTATATGATTGGTCAGTAGGTGTATCTGGATGCATCCGTAAATCCATAACAGTTCTAGAAGAATTCATAACTGCGAAATTTAAGGCACCAGTTGGTGTTGGATTTCTTGGATCTATGGCAAATGAATATGTGTATATATTTCTTGTGGGTGGTTCAAGATGATGTTGAAAACTTTGTGTATACTTGTAATAACCACTACCTAATCTTGAATTTTCACTTCCTTGAAAACCTATTTGATAACTACCATTCATATAGATTTTTGCATCAGTGATTATTTGATTAGAAAATTCTTTATAGATGTTACTTGTTGTTCCATTACTACTGAAATTATATCTATTATTGAAATTTAAAACATTTGACGAATCTTCAAAATCGACATTTCTTAGAAACCAATGAAAAGATTTTACTGGTAAGGAAGATGTCAAATCATTTTTAAATGTTTTTGAACCTGTTGGAACTGTTACGACGGGTTGATTCTGAACTGTATTAATAAATGTCTGTTGTGGGTTATTCATAAGATAAAGGCGTTCATTATCTGTTAAAATAAATTCTTGTGTTATTACATTTAGTTCCGGTAGTGAGACCTCACTCTGAACAGTTGCATTACTAAAAAATGATACAGGTTGAAAAGTAATAGAAATTTCTATATCATTATTCCAACACGCGCATGTATAAAAATATGACTTGAAGAAGTTGTCGGAGTCCATGAAATTTTTTTCGAATAATACACTTCTGGAACGATGAAAGAAAAAGTAAAGTGGTATAAAAAGTTTTGTAGCAGATTGTGTAGTTGTTGATGACCCAGTCATATTTAAGTGTGCCCTTTTTTCGGATTCGGTATTATACAATTCATTATGAATAATAGTCCAATCGTTATTGATACTATCTATAGGGTTTCCATCAACTAAAAATTTTATTTCTTTTATTATAGATTGACCAACATACTGACAATATGAATTTGATCCCAATAAAGGAGGTAATTCACATTGGAGATATGCATTTGCCAATATGTCGCCAGAAGTTTTTGGATCTATTTTAAAACGAACTTCTTTATCAAAAGGCCAAGATAAAGAATCATTTTTTGGTTTTTTTAAAATGTGTGATCTATAAACAGTTGCAAAATTTGTATGTTGTTTTATTGGGAGTGGTTTGAACCTTTTATCATCTCCAAGTAAAAATGTGTCTTGTTTACCGATGGCATCAAGTGATAAAACAGCACCAGTACCCGCTGTGCCTCTTTCAAGAGCCATTTATATTACTATTTTATTAACATTTTAATATATCATTTTTCCACATAGATGTATGAGTTGTAGCCTTTAGAGTTTTAATCTTTTGAAGAATTTC